ACCAAAATAAAAGGCGCTATTCCTGGATATGGTCATATTTCACAAAAACATCATAATACTAGAATTGATGCTGAAAACCATATGAAAAAAATTGGTTTTCATAAAGAAGAACTTGAACTAGATGAAGATAAAATATATTTTAAACACACATCTGGCGTAAAAGGTGAAATTGAAAAATTAGGTAGAAATTATGTTACCAAAATAAAAGGCGCTATTCCTGGATATGGTCATATTTCACAAAAACATCATAATACTAGAATTGATGCTGAAAACCATATGAAAAAAATTGGTTTTCATAAAGAAGAACTTGAACTAGATGAAGCAAAGCGTGGTCGCCCAAAGAAAAATCCAACACCAGATGATGAACAAGAAGAACATGAACATGTTATTATGCAGCTTCGTAAAGTTGTCTCAACTCATGGTGCTTTACCAGTCAAGCATCTTGATGGTAAATCCACAAAGATTACACCACAACTTGCTCAGCATGCTTTGAATAAACACTCCGCCATGAAGACTGCCGCTGAAAAACAAGACTTCGAATCCAAGATGCACAAGAGTCATGATTCTATGAAAAGTGCTCTTGGTCAATAATAAATAAAAGAAACTTTTCAAAGGATATTAAAATGTCAGTGGCATATACATATAGGGTAAAATGGAGTGCTACTGATATGTCTTATTATGGTATAAGATATGCTAAAGATTGCAGTCCCAGTGAATTATGGAAAACATATTTTACGTCATCAAAATATGTTAATGCATATAGAAAAGAATATGGTGAACCAGATATAATACAAATTAGAAAACAATTTAATTGTATTAAAGAAGCTAGATCCTGGGAGCAAAAGGTGATAACAAAACTAAATGCCCATAAAAGAAAAGATTATCTTAATAAAACAAATAATATAGCAATTATTAATACAGATGAAACAAATAAAAAAACATCTGAGAGAATGAAAATAATCCGAAAAGGTGTTAAAAATATAAAATTATCTGAATTGAATAAATTAAAGGTTGGTGATTTAAATCCCTCAAGAAAATCTGAAGTAAGAATTAAATTATCAATTGTTAATTCGGGTGCAAATAATGCTATGTATGGTGTTAAGGGTAGTCTTCATCCAAGATATGGTAAAATAGGGGCTTCAATAGGTAAAAAATGGTACCATGACCCTATAAATAATAAAGAATTTTATTTTTTTGAAAATGAAAAACCAAATAATTATCTCCCAGGAAGATTAAAAAAGAGAAAAGGATAAATCATATGCTTTGGGGAAGAAACGATCAATCCGTAACAGCTAATTCCACAACAACAAGGGAGTCCTCAAACGGGGCTCCAATTGGAACTTATGTACTAGTAAAAGGCGACCAAGTTGGGCGTACTTCTGGTGCCAATGCTCACTTTGGTAATACTTCAGCACAATCACGTGCAAACGTTGATGTAAGAATGTTTAATAATACCACACCTGGCGCATTTATAACAGGTCAAGCGGTGGGTATTTTTGGTGCTGATGCTACCGAAGCCGCTTTTACTAAATTAACCCATGCCGGTTGGCTTGTCCGTAGAGCCGGAACAGGTTCACTTGCCTCATTCACAATTAATACATCAGTAACAGCTACTGCATATAATAATGCTGACATTATTACCGTTAGATCTCTACAAGCTGGTGGTAATGCTACCGTAACCTTTACAACAAATTCAACCGGTGGTAATCTTGTATTTACCGTGTCAAATGTTGGTGCAGGTTTTACTTCGGCTACTATTCCAACTTCAAATATTTCTGTGACAAATTCAACTGGTGGTACTGCTGCTGGTAATACAACCGTCACAAACTTTATTGCAAGAGCTGGTGGTAGAGCAGGAAGAGTTCACTTTGAAACTCTTGTAGCTATGGGAAGCCTTGGTGCACAGACAGCGCCATATGGAACAGCAGCACTTGTTGCTGATGCTTCTGATGACACAATTCTACCTGATTCCTAATATTAGGTCAATATAATGGCAAATGACGCTAAGAAAATTTCTGAACTAGCCGTCGCCACCACTCTATCTGCAAATGATAGAGTGGTGGTACTTGTGAGTCCCTCTACCACAGCAAATGTTAAGACTATTACAACATCAAATTTTGCTAATAGTGTGGCAGCTAAATTTATTTCAAATGTAGTGCCAACTAGTAATACGTCCAATGGTAGCCCAGGGCAAATTGCTTATAACAACAATTATATCTTCGTTTGTGTAGCCAATAATACGTGGGGAAGAGCATCACTTACTCTTTCTTGGTAATGATTCACGAAAAATTAACTGAAGATAATTTTCTAATATATTGTGCTAAGATATATGATAATCCTCAGATGTTAACATCTGAGGAATTTCTTGAAGATCTTCATAGAATAAAGTATATTAAAAAACTTATAACAAGATATAGTGAATCAAAAGATATTAATGAAAGATTGATTTTAAATCATATCATAACTCTTCATAATTGTTTTGGTGTTTACTTGGCAAAAATCCTCTATTTAAAAATGAAAAAACAATTTCATTTTGTAAAACCTTTTCTTGTTTTAATTGATGCTTTACCAGCTATTATACACAATGTTGGTGATGAAATCATTGTATATACGGACTCAATTCCAATGGATCTAAATATTATAAAAGCACTTAGAAAGATTAACAATGAAGGTTAAAGAACAAGTAGCAGCACCTGCAAATGCAGCTGGATCTGGTGCAGTGGCTGGTATTGGTGTTGGGCCTCAAGGTGAGCCTGGTGTTTATCCTAAGAAAAAGCTACGTCAAGTTATTTTAACAAAAACACCACTTAAAAGATTAACTCCAATTAAATAGGTAAGAAAATGGCACCGTCAGAAGATCAGCGATTTGATAAAATAGAAGAAGCAATATCAAAGTTATCTTCTGTTGCATCCGACATGTCCAGAATGCTTGCTGTGCATGACCAAAGACTTCAGCAACAAGAAAAAATGTCTGATACTATTGGTGCCCAACTTGAAAAAAGAAAAGATGAAGTAGACAAAAAATTTGATTTGGTCTATGAAACTATAAAATCCGGCGATGAATCCATAAAGCAAGAAATTAAAAAAATAGTTGATGCCAGAGATAAACAAATAGATGGCGCAAATGAAAAAATTTCAAGACTAGAAAAATGGCAGTGGATGGTCATGGGTGGTTCAGCTGTAATTGGATATCTCATTCACTTGGGACTAAATGCAGCAAAAATATTGCAATAAACCTATTGACATTTTTGCCAACCATGGTATAATCAGGATTGACACAACAATGATGGTAATAAGATTATGTTATGGCTTGAACAAAAATATATTGGACTTTTGTCAAATCGACTAAGGAACTTCAAAAGGAAGTCCTCTGGTTTATATAATTTCTCATGCCCAATTTGCAATGACTCTGAGTCCGATAAAAGGAAAGCCAGAGGTTATATCTATGAAAAGCAAAGTAAAACCCTATTCCATTGCCATAATTGTAATGCAACAAAAGGGTTTGAAAATTTTTTAAAATTAATTGATGAATCTATTTTCAATGAATATGCACTTGAAAAGTTAAAGGACAAAAAGTCCCCGCAACAAGTTGATCTAGAAGAATTTGTTGCAAAAATGAAGAAGCCAAACTTTATGAAGACTGAGCCACTCAAGGGTCTTCGGAAAATTAGTCAACTAGATCCTGATGATCCTATTAAGCTTCTTGTATCAAAACGAAAAATTCCCAATCCATATCATGCAAAGATGTTTAAAGTACCTAAGTTCTTTTCATGGGTAAATAGTTTTATCCCTGATAAGTTTGATGATGAGTCTTTACTCTATGACGAGCCACGACTTCTTATCCCTTTCTTAAATAAGAATGGTGAAATGCATGCTTTTCAAGGTAGGTCACTAGACTCAAAGTCTAAAACAAAGTATATTACTATTGTTCTTGATGAAAGTCAACCAAAAGTATATGGGCTAGATACAGTTGATCCTTCTAAAAAGACTTATGTTACAGAAGGTGTTTTAGATGCAATTTTTCTACCAAATGCTATTGCAACTGCAGGTGGGGATATAGTATCAGGAATTAAAGATATGACCAAAACCAATATGATTATTGTTTATGACAATGAAAATAGAAACAAGCACACAATTAATAAAATTGAAAAGGCCATATACAATGGTTATAAAGTATGTATATGGCCTGAGAATTTTACATATAAAGATATTAATGAAGCTATTATAGCAGGGTTAAGTACAGAATTTATTAAACATATTATAGATACAAATACTTATCATGATCTTAATGCTAAACTTAAATTAACTATGTGGAAGAAAATTTAAATTTTCTAGGTACCATACCCTCCTTCCAGAAAATTTTAGCTTCAGAAGGTAAACATATATAGTTTTTTACGCCGTCATTGTAATATTTTTTACCGATTCTCCCTGAAGGTACACTATTCTTTTTTCTTGACTTTTTTAATCTACCAAGAAAAGTGCCTTCAGGTAATTTTCTAACAAAATATTCATTTGTGCCATCATTACACCAAAATTTACCTGTTCTATCAACTATCATTTTTAGTTTAGTTTCTTCGGTAATAATTTGATATGATCTAGCTATTTGAATTTTTTTTAAAGATTCTTTTGAGTGTTTTTTACCATAAAATGGATTTTTTTCACCAAATCTGGCTGAACCATACATAGGATTATCTTCCCCAGCAGCCCCTTCTCCACCATCTGTCATATTATGTAATATACCGGTATTTCTATCTTTTCGACCATACCAACGTATTAGTCTTCTTTCTAATGCCAATGCACCAATATTAGATAAATTATTTTCACAAATAATAATTTTTGACTTATCCTTTGGTGCTGTTATTCTGTGTTTATCCCATGCTCTATTACCTGTTCCTTTACCTATATAATATGGTGTTCCATTTTTTCTAAGATAAGCATATACATAATATCTAAATTCAGTCTTTAATTGTTTTTGCATGCTGTGTTTCCCTTCTTAAGCATAGAGTCCATGGGAATTGCCGTTCCGTGATGGACAATACTATTTATAAAATAAATTAATTTAGGACCGATTGACTCCATGTTTATTCCAAATGCTATTGCAACTGCAGGTGGTGATCTTGTTTCTGGCATTCATGGATTTGAAAAGAAAAATTTTGTTATCATTTATGACAATGAACCACGTAGTCGTGACACTGTAAAAAAGATTGACAAAGCAATTATGAATGGATATAATGTCTGTATATGGCCATCCAATCTAGATTCAAAAGATGTGAACGAGATGATTTTATCTGGCCTTAGTTCTGACTTTGTTAGGTATGTCATTGACACTCACACATTTTGTGATCTAAGGGCAAAGATGGAGTTAAATAATTGGAAAAAAATAACCGCTTAAAATGCGATGCATGTAATGATACCAGGGTTCATGCATACGATGAACATCATACTACATGGTGTAAAAAATGTTGTCTTCATGAGAATGGGTATTATCTGGTGACTACCGATCATTGGGGTGAAGATTTGATCGGG